CAAATCTTTGTGCAAAATGTCAATAGACACAAAATATAGTGCCCACGCCCTATAGGGTAGGGGAGTGGGCACTAGATGTGGTTATATTACCTATTCGGATAGTGTTTTAAAGTACCGTTATGTATGTATACTAATTCTGTATTAGTGGGGGTTCCATCAAACGCATTTGTGATACCTTTTGTAATAAAATTGCCGACAGCATTAGCCCCATTTCCGACAAACTGTACTCCAATCATGGAAGCCCCTAAGCCTAATAGCTGCAATCCGTTGACAGCGCATGTTAGCCCATTGCATTCGTTAAATTGCAACCCGAACAATCCCTTGGTATTACAAGCTACATAGGTGTTATCGATGCTGACGCATCCGGCTGCAGTTTTGTAAAACTGAATGCCCCCTTGTGAGCAGCCATCAAATACGCAGTTTGATACTAAAATATCGTTAAAGCGGTTGTCTCCGGTAGCATTCTCGCTTTCAAACGACAGGCCATAACCAGCGTCTACCGTTTCGCACGAAAGCAAGAAAACGTCGCTCCCCGCGCCTATTACATCAAAACCAGCCGAGTTAAAACTACTTGATGTGTTATAAGTATCACCGTAGGAACAGCGCACAAAATACAAGGATGCATTACCGCCCGCTAAAATGGGGGAACCCTCGTCGGTGCAGTGATAAGCTCTGAATCTATCAGACCCGCCATGGTCAACAGATTGCACATAACAACGTTCATACACGGTAGAGACGTTTTTGGTGATGTAAAATCCACCTACGGCGGTGTTTGATGTTGTCTTAACGAACAGGTGACGGAAAGTGCCGTAGACTACCCCGTAAACCTTTACCGGGAACTCAACGTCATTACTATTAATTTCAATATTTTCTAGCGTTATACAGCGAGGAAAACTGTTGATTACTCTTCCCGTTACGTCTCCTACGATAATACTAGAGTTGTTATTCAAAACGATTAGAGCGCCGTTTCCATTGTCAGAATATTCCGGCCCCACCATTGAAAAACCCGATTTCGCGATGTTAATATTGGTAGAAGATGTATATGTCCGATTTGATAAGTGCACTTTATGCAAAGTGTTTATAGCACTCTGTAAATCAGGGAACCAATCTGCGGACCCGTCTGCATACTGTTTTGCAATAGTGACGGACGACCCCGCCTCAAAAATTTGTTTGTTTTTAGCCATAATAGGCCCGTTGATGCTGATAGTTCCGCCAATTACGCCGTCAATATATACCGGAACGTTTTGTGTAGACTCAAAGCCCGACACCTTAAATGTGCCCTGTGGGATGTATAGGGGCAACCCCGAGGCTTTTGCGGCGTTGAAAGCGGAGGTGTCATCAGTAGACCCGTCACCAACGGCTCCGTATGTTTTAACGTTTGCCCAGTTGGTAGATGATTTTAGCGCAGCTTCGATATTTTTTTGTAGTTGATTATCCGCATCTTCCCGGGCCTGTTTCTCGGTGTTGATGGCTGTCTGGAGGTTGCTGTCAGCATCCTCCCGGGCCTGTTTCTCGGTGTCGATGGCTGTCTGGAGGTTGCTGTCAGCATCCTCCCGGGCCTGTTTCTCGGTGTCGATGGCTGTCTGGAGGTTGCTGTCAGCATCCTTCCGGGCCTGTTTCTCGGCGCTTAGGCCCTCATTAAACGCGGTAATAAGGTAATGCAAGACTTCATTTGTGGAACTGCTCACGCAGTTAGAGCCGGGCACGTAGGCGTCACCGGTGATCATTGCTCTAGTGACACGTACAAGCGCCCCGTTGACCCACACAAGATCGTTGACCGCTCTTGCAGCTGTAGCGGTGGGGCTGTGGCCCTCATCGTTGGGAGTGATGGCCTTTTTTACATCCGCCCAAAGCGCATCAAAATTACCAATTTTTGTCCAAAACTCGGCGCGGTCCAGAGAAACACCGGGCGGCACCGGCTGCACGGAAAGATAAGCGTTGCCGTTGCTGTCCACGACGACGGTGTTTGCTTCGTACTGACTGGTGATGTCCCACTGGATGGGGTCCGCATACTTGATTGTGGCCAAGCTGACAAAATTCGTCAGTTTGGTATTGAACTCGTTTAACGTCTCCATAATCCAATCAAGATTGAGGTCATGGAAATTGGTGTAGGGTGCTTTGTGAATAGGATTGATACTCATAATAGCATCTCCTTAATATACCAGCAAACAAAAGTTTGCCCGAATGTCCGTAACGATTTTATGAACAGCATTTTCCATTGCAATCGACAGCTCTTTTGCAATGAGGTCTTGCGGGTCTCGTCCTGCCCGGCCCTTCTCGGTCACGGTATCTTTGTAGCCGTCGTGCAACTCCGAGGTATTGTTATCGGTGGTTGTCTGATCGGTGGTGGTTGTGTCCGTGCCGCTGCTGGTAATGGTGTTCCCAGTACCGAGGGCCGTTGTACTCTTTTCAGCGGTTTGCAATGTCCCGCTGTCAAACCCCGTAACGTCCCGGGTAGTGCTGTCACTGCCTGTATTCTGGCCGGTGGTGGTCAGGTTAGGCGCTCTTGTAGTTGTTCCCTTCACGCCGTTTGTGCGGTTGATTGTGCCGCCGCTGGTTCCTGCATGATCGGCGGTTCTGGTTCGGTCATCCGATGCCAGAGCGTCATATTCAAGGCCCAGGGCTGCCGCGTACCGGGTCCAGCTTGGGAGCATGGTTTCAGAATAGACGCCAAGCGCTCGGCGCATTGTGGGGCCATCCGCATATAATACCTCCAATTCCAGCGTATCAAACAATAATTGATTGCAGACAGCTTCTTTAGATACACTGTCGGGTACTTTCAAGTCCTCAAACAGTTCCGGGTATCCCGTCAGCAACCCGTTAAAGCTCAAGGTTGAGTGCATCGTTGTTCACCTCCTGCGTATTAGTATCGGGCGGAAACCGCCAGTCAACCCACAGAGTAGACTTATCAATTCCAAAGAGTTTGTGCACCCGTTCGCAACCCCGTTGCAAGCTGTCCAACCAGAGCGACGCTTTGGCGGCTGTCTCGACGTTGTTTGAATTGACTTCGTCGGTTAGCATTCGTTCTTTCTTGCTGGTATTTGTGTTGGGAATACCAACTTCCGTGTCAAACAGCGCTTTAATGGTTTTAAGGGCTGTAAGCAACTCGTTTGTAATGAAGTTCCCTTTGAGGTCAGTTGCAAAATACATCCACGGGGCTTGCCCGGATGCCCCATTCTTGGGCGCTTTGAGCAAAGAGGCATCAACAAAAACGGCGGGGTCGCCCTGCATAATTGCGTCAAACATCTTTTTGAAAGATTCCGCACCCGCTTTGTTGCCTGCCGCAAACACGTAGGCAAGGCGGCTATTGATTAAATTGCTCTGGATGGTCTGGGCGGCAAGGGCCATCATATCCCCATAATAGGCCACAATATCAACCATCCCGCGGTAATCGGGCTGCAAATTGATGATCTCGCATTGTTTTCCGATCTGCAAATACGGGGATCCTTTAATAAAAGGGTTTGCAATGATGGAGTGTGTGGGATTGTAGAAGATGTTTATGCCGGTAAGTCCCATTCGGTCATATACGAGGCCATAGCGGTCAGTATTGAACACCGTTACACCGCCCGAGCCAAAGACAAGATACTGCAAGCGGTTACTGGGCCATGTTTTGGGCAATGTCCATCGGACCATAGACACTGCTTCAAGGAACAGATATTTGCGGAAATAATAGGACAGGCTGTTGCCCTTGGTGTGCATCACGGAGGGCGTCACCGGTGACACGTGGGAGTTAATCTGTTCATAACTATATGGATCGCTCACAACAGACGGCCCCCTTTCGCCATTTTAAATAACAACCATACCGGCAATTTGCCAGTAGGCCACGGCCCGGGACCCGGCCCGGGACCCGGGCCAGGGCCCGGGCCAGGGCCTCCGCCGGAGTCCCATTCTACGACCCATGTGCCTACCTGATTCGGGATTCTGATAATGCTGGACGGGTCCATCAGGTTTCCGGCTGCGTCGGCATATTCCCAGTGCGTGTGTATGCCCGTCACGTTGCCGGTCTCGCCCTGTGTGCCGATAAACTGCCCCTTAGAGATTGTGTCGCCCACGTTCCAAATCTGTGAGGCAAAGTGCGCGGCCCGCCATGTAGTGCCGTCGGCCATCCGTACCTTAATCATATTGCCCCATGACTGATCGCCCGAGGTGCTGCCATTCCAGTGCTGGGCCACAACCACAACGCCCGACTCGGGCGCATAGGCTTTATGATTGCCGTGGACTGTGTCAATGCCCCGGTGGGGGCTGCCGTCAGCGTATGCAGGATAACCGGCGGTCACTCTGATCGGCGACACGTCAGTAATACACTGTTTATATACTGCCATTGTTCACGCCTCCTACTCTAGAAAGAATCCATTTTTCATATAACTTTTAACGCTGTCAATCTCGGCGGCTGTCGCGGGCAACGCAATGTCGGGGTCGTCTATCATAATGAATCCCGGTATACTGAACAGCTGCACCTTCTGACACAGTGGCCGACCGTGGTGCTCGTTGTTGTCGTCAACCAAATCGTAAAATTTGGCGGTTAAATATGGAGTGATTCCATATTGGGCGACAGAGGACACACCGCCTTTAGTTTGACTCTCGGCGCTGATTTGTTGTGTGCCGGACGTTATCCCGTTGACAACGTCCCCGCCGGAAAAGAACGCGGACGCTGCGCCCGCTATTGCTCCCACGCCCGCTTGTATTAACCCGTCAACGCTGGCAACCCTCTGGACGTTCTGGGTGATCTGGGCAATTTGTGCCTGTACAGCAATGTTTCCAGCAGTTGCATAAAAAATATTTATGAAGTCGGGCTGTGTAGCGAGCTGTAAAATAGTATCGCCTGTGTAGAAGTCGATAATAAACCGCAAATATAAGGTACTTTTTAACATCAGCCGGTCAGCGTTAATAGCAATAGTCCCAAAACCGGGCACATATAATTTGTATTCAGAGTATGGGGCCCCGTCGCAATAAACTCCCCGGCTGATTTCGGCGGGGTGCTTTGGAATTGATACGCTGATATTAGCTGTAAAGCTGTCGTTTCCTTGCTCCAAAATCACCACTTCGCCTATATCCGTAAAGGACCACCAACCAATATTAACGGTACTTGTTTTTAATGTCCAGTCAGGAGGTTTTACCAGCGGAACCCAGAAGGCCCCAGTAATATACTGAATAGGGTTGAAAAGAGCTTTTGTTAAATTAGAGCTGATTTCGTCGGCGCTAATGTTTAAGTAATTGGTATTGGACAAAAGAGCGCCCATCAACTTGCGGAAGGTTTGGGCAGTCATTGCATAGCGTACAGAGCCGCCAAAGGACACATAGCCGGAGGTCACGGCAGACACAACGAAGAACCCATTGCTTTCGATCAGGTCGGAAAAAATAGTTGTATTTGCCAATATTGTTTTCTCCGTAATAGTTGCTTTGGTCGGATATAAATTATCTACGATTTTAGGGTCATATTTTGCCGACGACCTCACAACATATTCGGTAGCACTTCCAATATGGTCTCGATAGCTTGCAAGAGTGTCAACAGTCAGTGAGGCATTCCAGAGCCCGCCCGAATATGTCCAGTTCTTCACCCAATAATACCGGCTGAACGCGGGAAGGTAACAATAATTGAACCCGGTGGGGTCACTCTGCGTTGCAATCTTGATCTCGGGATCAATGATATTGCAAGGGGCTTTAAGGTCGATTCCGAACCCCTGCCCGCCGCTGGGCCGCTTTGTGCTGTTGGTGCGCTTTGCGAACTGATAAAATGTTGCTTGCATAACGCCTCCTATAAAATAACCGGCGGGCATTGCCCGCCGGTATTGGTCAGGACTTAGAGGGGTCATCGTCCTTATGAGTGGTGGTTTTAAGGGTGGAGGCTTTTGCCACCTCGGCAGCGCTCGGGGCAGAGACGTCTGCGGCGGTCATCAGGAACAGAACGGCGTTCTCGGTGAAGTCATCGTACCACGACCACCCGTAGTGGTACCAGAAATTCGTATACAGGCCGCGGGCGTTCATGGGGGTAGGAACCACACGAGACAGCTTCGGAGTGTAGCCGATGGCATCCCAGTCCAGCAGGCACCCGAATACATTGGACAGCTTTACCGCTGCATGCTTGGATGCCACACCGGCATTATTGGTCACAATAGGCGTCGCGGAAATGGTCTCTCGATCGTCGATGTTCTGCCAGAACGTGACCTGTTCTGCATCGCGGTATTTCAACATATTGTCATGGAACACCTCGGGAATCACGCGGGCGTCGATCTGGCTCTGCGTGCCGCTGTACAGATAGAGGTGCTGCCGGTCATACGGCGTGTGCCGCATGATGTCGTACGTCGAGCCGCTAATAGTCCAGTTTTGATGCCAGTTGATGGACCGCTCCTTCATCAGGCGGGAAATATCGTTGATACGGCCATAGGCGTATTTTGCGAATCCAGGGAAGTTCGCTTCTTTGTACACGTCCGGCACCGTCAGTTTGGTACCCTGCTGGGCGTTGTACTCATCAAGCAAATACACAACGCTGTGTGGGCTGGTAACAGTCATGCCGGTCAGATGGTTGGCAATAAGGTTGTTGGCAAGGTTGCGTCTGTCGGCCTCGATCTGGTTAGACAGGTTCAACACGAAAGACGACCAGAACTGTGCCAGTTCCTCGGGCCCCTTGAAGGCCGCCTCCATCTGGGTATCGGCCTGGGTGTACACGCGGCTGTAATTGGTCTGGCCGTAGTAGTTTGTCTGGAGGACTTTAGGTCTGTAGATTTGGTACATGTCTACGCTCTGGCCGCTCTCCAGCATCCACGCCTTGTCTGTGACGGGGTCCGAGTCACAGAAATTGATCTTCCGCACATGGTTCGACCAGTCGTCGCCCGTGACCTGCAAGCGCTTCATGGGCGCATCGTAGGGGCGCACGGCAAAAATGGTACGGCCAAGCACCTGACTGACCGCTCTGGAGAAAATGTCGGTGCCGGTCCGCAACGCGTACTGCGCCACAGAAACAAAACTAGACGTGTCCACGATGGGCGACTTCAGTTCCTGGCCCGTGGCAAGATGGTTGATCTCGGTCAAAATTGCGGCAATGTCCGTAAATTCCATACCAGTGGGCATCTCACTTCACCTCCGTTCCATAAGTCGGGTCGATAATTCGGGCCGTCACCGTGTAGGCGTCTGCCGTCGGCTGCTGCTGGATGCCAAGGCCCAGCGCGTTCGCCTGCAATGTCTGCGTCATAGTCTGCATTGCCTGCGCGGTAGTCTGCTGACCCTGCAAGAGCTGCTGCAACAGGGTCTCGAGGCCGTCGTACTGCGGCGCGGGCTGTGGAGCGGGCTGTGGCGCGGGCTGTGGCGCGGGCTGTGGCGCGGGCTGCGGCGCGGGCTGTGGCGCGGGCTGCGGCTTCTCCATAGCTTCGATTTCTGCTTTGGTGTATCCGGCCATAGCGAGGGCCGCTTTTTCACTGATTTTCAACTTTGGTCGCCTCCATTATAACGTATGTGTCATGCGCCAGACATTTAATGACCTGGTCTTTGTCTCCTTTTGTTACGGGACCAACTGCGCAACACTGCCGCGTGTGAGCAACGTCTGCCCAGTCGCTATAATAGCCGATACTCAAACGAGCGCACAAATCAGCCAGCAGAAACGCCCGCTCGTTTGTAATCGACTGGGCAAAAATGATATAGCACCCCATAAGTTAGCTCCCCTTCTTAATATCGTCCAGAGCGAGCCGCATTTCGGTAATAGCCGCGGTATTCTCCTTGACCACGGTATTGCACTGATACCACATCAGCAAAAACGCGGCAATGGGGAAACCAACGTTAGAAATAGCCTGAATCACAGTATTGGCATCCATTTTGTGCACCTCCCTTACAGATACAAATAACTCCCCGGTTCTTGCGCTGGCTGACGCTTGCCCGCCCCTTCTGGGGGCTGCCTGTGGGCACCGGGGATTATCTTTAATATATATCGGCTGTGTAAAAAAGTCAAGTACCGCAATACTCACGGAAGAAAATTTCATCCGAGTATCGCTCAAATTCAAGTTGCCGCTGCAAGTATGCGGGCCAGATGTACCCATACGCGGCCCTAAACCGTTTCCGCTCATAATCGCCGGTGCCATATGTAGGCATCTCGCCCGATCTGTGACGACATACATAGTATAGGGGCTTGCTCTTGTGCTCGTAGATGCAGCACCGCCCAATCTGTACAAGTGGGTAGTATTCCCGGAGGGGCCGGGACACTACCAAACTCTTTTCTTCGGCGCTGTACTGGTTCTCGATAGCTGATCTGTAAAAATCTGTGCCGGTCATGGACCTATAGAGGGCCGTATTTGCTTTCTTTTTTGCAATAGGGCTGTCCACAAGATCAATCAACAGAATGCCCTTGTCGGCCAACAGCTTGACGCGCTCTTTTTTGCCGATCATCTTCTCGACGGTATCGGTGATCTCCCATTGCATATAATAGGGGTTGGCCATGCCCACCGCGTTCGACATACACAAAAGCGTCAAGGGCTTTTGCCCTTGTAGTTCTCGGTTACGGTTAACTGTCTCATAAATATTAGCGAGGCCCACGCCCTCCCCGCGCCGATAGTAGTCGGATTCTTCTTTCTGGTATTCGTCCAAAATGATTATATTGGTATGGGGACTTGAAAAACCACGGGTACGGGCAAAGGTGACGACACTTCCCACGACGCCCGCCATCGTGGCAGGCTTAATAGGAGCGCCTGTATCAGTGTAGGCCCCTGCATTGCCTACTTCATAGAGACCGGCGATTTTAGGTATTTTAAACGGAGCGTAATGTGTTTGTAAATCGTCGTTCAACTGAGACCATGGCCACATGATGGGCGAGGCGCATATAAGTTCCGCCTGCTGCGGTGTGCGGCGCAGATACAAAAATTCTTCCCCGGTCTGGTGTACGTGCTTTAGTGCTCCATAGGTCTTGCCGGTACCACGTCCGCCCCATATAAAAATGATGGGTGCCCCGGTGGACAAGATGCCGTCATCCTCGGAGAAATTAGGCCAACCGTCTTCGGTGTAAAGTTTAATCATCTTGTTCCCCCCCTAAAAACACATACCATGGAAGGGAATGGAGCACTGTTTCTGCTTCCTCCAAACTTTAGTCTTCCTCTAACAAAACGGATCTCCTCTCTCCGGTAAATATAATCGTGGAACCATGCGGTGTCGGTTCTAGCGGGCAGCAGCATCACCACAAGGGCTCCGGCCTGCGCGCTCATATACGCTTTTTTGACCCACTGGCCAACCTGTCTGCCATACGGCGGATTGCACCAAACGCGCCCATTCCATGGCATGCTCAGGCCGTCTTGCTCTGGAGAATAAAAGTTTATACACTTGGCATTCTCGGGTGTCGCACAAGCGTCTAATGTGAAATCGAACTCCCGGTTTAGCTTGTCGAAAAATTCTTGTGGAGTTTCCCACAGTCCCGTTTTGCTTGTAAACAATGCGTTGTTCATCATACAACCTCCATAATCTTGTGCCCTAGTATCTTTGCATATTCGTCGGTTATTCCCAAAGTGTAGGTATTATCACAAATACACAGGTTTCTTGTTATGTGGACCGTATGCCCGTCAACCACAAAATCGGGCACATTTGGACGATCATTATAAATAACCTGATTTCCTGCCGCCAAACAAAAAGTAAACCCGGGCTTGAACACCTCAAACCCACCCCACAGGGCAAGCTCCAAACCGCCTTTCCGCTTGCTAACTCCTGCTATGGTAGTAGTGATCGGCCCGCCCTTTTTATAGGTCGTTGCGTATTTTTTTGCGCCCCACGTCATAAACTCCGCGTAGCGGCGCTCTTGCTCATACACGCCCATGTAATGAGTATTGCCTTTTGGGTCCGCAGCACACGCGCCATTATCTTTCGCAAGCTGTTTCACAGATTTGTTAAACTCCACTAAATCAATATCGCCCATGTATTTGACGCTGTCAGTGTCACAGTACACACCATTCTTGCCCGCGGCCCATTGCGCTATTTTTAGGCGCTTGCGAGTGTGGGCCGTTGTCCATACGCCCCATTGGTAGGGCAAAAACAAGTGGGGGCGGTGGTCGTTATAACTGCCCTCTGGGTCGTCGGTGCATTCGCTCCAAAGATTGTCGGGGTCGTCCTCGTCAAAAAGTGTATCCAGCTGCAAGGGGTCCTGTGCTGTCATACCGTAGTAGCTGTTGAGGTCGCCCTTTGACTTGACATAGTACAAATCTTGACCGGGAACCCCTTTAAGGGATGTCTTGCCGGTGTAACTCTCTTTGACGCAATCCGTCAGGGGCTTTGGCAGTTTGCCATAATCGGACGTGTAAAGGTCCAGAACGTTAAGGGCGTCCCAATCATACTCTTTCGCAATGATTCTAAAGTCGATGTCTGTTATGGTAATCTCGAAATGTTCAGCAGACAGCAGACGACCATTGTCGTTAATGTATCCTTCACAATGCCGAACCTTTGCAAGGGGGATATATGGGAACCCCCACCACTTGAAGCGCTGGCGCAAACCTTCCACTTGCAAGCGCATCAGACACGCCTTGCCGTGCCTCATACATTGCATCAAACGCCCTACGGTGGCCGGTTCCTGCCTAAATGGAGTCATAGGAAAATAACATTCACATTGCACTGCTGGGTATGCGCTCGACATATCCACGGAACCGACGTTTTCCAGATGGAGCCCGACATAATACCGATTGGCGTGAGTGTCGCCGCCTCGGAATGCCTCACGAAGCATTTGATATAGTTCCCACGACGGCAGTAAACGCTTGACCCGTTTAATGCCCCATTTATACATTGCTTCGCGGGCCATTCGTCTGACATATCCGGTGCGCGTTAATGGTAACGTATACAGGTCATCGCCGTCTCGCTTCATCTCAATTAACAAGCACTCTACAATACACCGAACATCGTTGATACAATACGCTAATTCTGTAGATGTCAGGGGAGTCCAGGGGTACCGCACTTTTGAATAGTCAAGAGCACCCGTTAATTTGGCATGAGGGGCTCCCAGCTGCTTGCCCCAAGCATCAAGTGACAAGTTGCTGTGCCTCATACTGCACCGGTATTCAATAGCGCGGTTGTCACATTTTAAGACCCTGCGGGGTTTGCTGGCGAACACATCGCCCGGGCCGAAATCCATAACGCCCGACAAATATTGGAATTCATGGGCAAGATTATGGACATACATACATAGATACCAGTCACCCTGCGGCCCGCTGTTTGCTTGCAAGTAGTCACTAATTGCACCTGTAAAATTTAACCATTCGTCCCATGTTCGGCCGATAATGGTAACATCCAAACCTAGTTGACATTGCCATATATACATAATGGTGTGGGGGTTGTCGTCGGCGTCAACACACACGCGGCTAGTCTCAATATCGAACGCACACGGCATATCCACATATAAGCGCTTCTTGTTCGTTTTGCGCTTTCTGCCTTTAGTGTGTTTTCTATCCATGTGCTCCATGAGCCAGGGAACCGGATTATAATTACAAACCTCCTCCAAAACCTCCGCGCAGGTCGGCGGAGCTGCTGCCGTCGCTATAGTCCCACTCTTTGCCATAGTTGGCCTCCCCTTGCTGCCACTTTACAAAATCGTCAATACTGACGTTGTAGCCGCCTTTCTCGCGCCAGTACATTACCGGCTGATCGGACGGATAGTAGTATACGCCTGATGCTTTCACGATTTCCCACCATTCAGACAGGGCCGTGTATTGATCTTCGGGAACGTCGGCGATGTCAATGCCGCCGACTTTCATTTTTTGTTCGAATTCGGCACGCGCACCGCCCACGGTGGAACCCTTGGAACGAACAAACCGCGCTACATCCGCAAGGGCCTGCTCCAGTGCTTTGCGGTCTCCCCGCATCGCCTTTAGGGTCGGGAAACCTCCGGCAAATTCTTTATAAACATCGCTAGTGCCGCTGATGGGGTCCTTTGATAAGCGCTTAATACGTTTCTGTGCAATGTCACGTAGTCGGGAATACTCTTTGCGCATCTGATTATCAGGCCAAGATTCCAAGGCATAAGGGGTGTACAGCTCGGGACTGTATTTGAGGGTCGCACTTGCTTTAGCTGCGCCTACTGCCATGCGTCCCACGCTCCTTTCTATTCATAATCATATAATACCAGTCGAGGGGGTCTGCTTCAATGCTAAGGCCGTTAAAAATAATTTTGGCCCACTCGGAACGGAAAAAATCAACGTCTTTGCCGACGACTCCACTGTATACAATGGCGGATGCCAGATAGATCATGGAGTCGTCACAGTTCAGCAAGGTTACTCTGTTATCTTTACTTTTCATGGGGCCTCCTATAATAAATAAGGCCGCCGCAGGTGCGGCGGCCACAGGTTAAACCAGATTCAAAGACAAAACCTGACCTTTTTTGGTGCTGATAAGTACAGGTTTGATCTGCACCGGCTCCGTCCACGTGTCAGGAGTACCGAGCAGCGTAAACATACGCTTCAAAGACTGATACACGCCAACGGAGACGCAGGCGTAGGACTGCCCGTCCTCGGTAATGAGGACGACACGCGGGGCAATCGTTTTGCCCTCTGGAACGTCGTCCTTGCGGACCTCTACACACTCTACGGAAACATGAACCAGCGACAAAACCTCGTTGACATGCTCCTTTAGCTTGTTGACGGGGTTGCTCGTGGCATTGTAGAAGGCAACCGCGGCAGAACGGTCCGAGAGATTCATATCGGTATAACCGACCCCGGTGTTCATCACATCAGACATCAGCATAGCACCATTGTTTTCGGACTTCATCATTGCTTCGAACATAATACAAACTCCTTTCAGTATGGGCCCTATCTCATCAGTACCGGGCGGGCGGCCCCGGTAGACGGCCCGAAGGCCGTTTCGACTTATTTTTCTGTGTTAAGGTATTTACGATAGGCCGATGACACCACATAGCGAACGGATTCGGCCCCCTGGTACATGAGATCGAATGATTGGCAAGTGCCTTCGAAACCCTTAAGCGTGTTAACCTGCTCCTCGCAATGCTTGAGTGCTTGCCGATAACCGGCCAGCCACGCACGTTCAGTTGCGGCCCGGAAGGATTCTTTAGGGTCCTCATACTCGCAGCACGTCAACGTGCCATCCGGGTGTATCTCGATGATAAATTTACGCATTTCCATCTTAAAAAATTCCTCCTTATTGTTCTCCATACAGATCCTTTGCCAAACTAACAAGCATCTTGGTACTGTCGACAATGTCGGCTACGGTCAGTTCTTGCTTGTTCTGACAATAAAGAGCAATGTCATCATCGGTTAAAGTGATTGTAATTATGATTTTGTTTTTCATGGTGTGACCCCCTTCGTCTTAATGGATTATATATAGTATACCACATGTTATATTGTATATGTTGCTATAAACATTGCAAAAATTGCGGCACTCCCCTACCCTATGGGGCGTGGGCACTATATTTTGTGTCTATTGACATTTTGCACAAAGATTTGGGTGTTGGGGAAGAAAATTTTGTGCAATCTGCTATTACGTG